CCATGAGCGACTTTAATGGCGGCACGTTGTACATGATGCCGGTGATCGTGAGTGATTTTGTTACGAACATCGTCGTGTTGTGCAATGCGCGGGATATATTTCTCGCGCAAGACGACGGTATTCAGATCGACGCATCGGACCAGGTGTCGTTGCAGATGGATGATGCGCCGACCAACAGTTCGGCGACGCCGACCGCGACGTCACTGGTCAGTATGTGGCAGACCAATAGCGTCGCGTTTCGTGCCGAGCACGGCATCGGGTGGAAGCGCATGCGTTCATCGGCCGTCGCCTATCTGACCGGCGTCAACTGGGGCGGGCCGGTCCATACTGCGTAAACCTCCCGACTTGGGGCGGGCAATGACGAGTCGCCCGCCCTCATTCTTACGGTTTGAATCGCCAGGATTTGGTAACGATGGAAGAACCGTCCCGGAAGTTCGTCGCCGAGACGGCGTCTGCGTCTCCCATGCCGTTGCCGGTTTGCGGGCCGCTGATGGTCACGCAACCCCCAGCTCCGCATTGCGAGACTGTGGTTCTGTCATTGCCGAATCTGTCGGTCGGCCCAATGATTGTGACGGTTCTGGACGGCCCTTCGAACGGCGTTACTTCCACATTCATCTTGTCGACCACATTGCCTTGGTCGTCTGTCAGAAGCAGTTCGGAACTATCGATTAAAGAGTCCTTCGGTCGATGGGCCACGATGATCAAGTCGCTGTTAGTTGCTCCGGGGGTCACCGTCAGCAGTTTGTCATCTCCGACATGCACGTCCTTGAAGGGTTTTGCAGTATGCCAGTAGGTGGCGCTATTGGACCTGACGTAGATGGTCTTGATTTCTTCCTGCGCCTGAACGGCGCTCGTGGCCATTACAACAGCAGCGACAATGCCAATAAGTAATTTCATATCTATTCCATTTCTTCGGGTTTGAGTTTCAATTTGACGGTGATCCGCAACAGTTTGGCGACCGGCTCGGGGATGCGGGTTTCACCGAGCGCGTAACTCTGGGAGGTGCGGCGACCAATACCGAGCCAGTCCCCGGCTCTCTCTTGCGAGAGGTCGAGGGCCTTGATGGCGGCGCGATATTGGGTGGGGGTCATGCCCCCACCAACCCGTGTTGTTCACGATAAGCGCGGCAGGCATCGGCCGCCTTGCACCAAACGAGGTAGTTTTTGCCTTCTTCTCCGTAGACAGTGCGGGCGTCGACATCGGAACCGTTCATCATTGCGCGCCATGCCTTGGCTTCGATCTGGTGAAGGGACTTGAGGGTCTGGGTCATCTGCTTGCTCCGTTTCAATGAAGACATCATACACGCTATTCCCGCGTACGCAAGTCCCGCGTTATCCGTAAGACTACGGTGGAGCCAGATGACGAAGTTGATAGCCGAACGAAATCATCTCTACGGAACCAGACGGTTGCGGGCCGGCGACGAATATGAGGCCACCGAGCCGGACGCCAACCTGCTGGTTGCGGTCCTGATGGCGCGCTATGCGCCAGACCAACCGTCAGCGGATGAACTGGACCGACTGCGCACTGAAGCGGAAGCGCTTGGCATTCGCATCGACCGCCGCTGGGGACCGGTGCGGCTGAATTACGAAATCAAACTGGCACGCTCGTGAAAATTCTCGGCATCCCGATTCCTTTCACCGGCAGCCGAAGCCAGGTCGCCGTCGCGGATGAGCGCAAGGCGCTGAGTACCGTAAACAGCCTGATGGCCGGCAATTCCTGGTTTCCACTGGTTCGCGAGCCGTTCGCCGGCGCTTGGCAACGCAACGTCGCAGTCAATGTCGAGACGGCGGCGAGCTTCCACGCCGATTTCTCGTGCAAGACATTGATCGCGCGCGACATCGCCAAATTGCGCGTCAAGCTGATGGCGAAAGATGACGACGACATTTGGAGTGAGACGACAAATCCGGCATTCAGCCCGGTGCTGCGGCAACCGAATAGTTATCAGACCAGGAATCAATTCTGGGAAGGTTGGCTGCTATCCAAGCTATCGCGCGGCAATACCTACGTGCTCAAGGTGCGCGACAATCGCAACGTGGTCACCGATTTGCACGTGCTCGATCCGCTGCGAGTGCAGCCGTTGGTCGCCGACGACGGCAGCGTGTTCTACCGTTTGAACACCAATTATCTCGCCGACATCGCCGACATTACCGTACCGGCACGCGAAATAATTCACGATCGGTTTAATTGTCTTTTCCACCCGCTGGTCGGAACGCCGCCAGTATTTGCCAGCGGGCTCGCCGCCATGCTCGGATTGAATGCGCAAAAAACCTCCGCGCTGTTGTTCGAGAACAACTCGACGCCGGGAGGTATCATTACCGCACCTGGGGAAGTCAGCGCAGTACAAGAGCAACAGATCAAGGAAGAATGGGAACAGCGTTTTTCCCGCGTCAACCTCGGTCGCGTGGCGGTGTTATCCGGTGGCGCGACTTATCAAAAAATGCCGTTGACTGCCGTCGAGACCCAGATGATCGAACAGTTGAAATGGTCGGCGGAGACCGTATGCAGCGTTTACCATGTGCCGCCGTATAAGGTCGGCGTGGATGTGCTGCCGCGCGGTTTTACGAATCTCCAAGCCTTGAACGTCGAATATTATTCGCAGGCGCTGCAAAGCCACATCGAAGAAATCGAGGAGCTGGTCGACGACGCACTCGGCATCGGCGAGGAAATGGGCCTAGGGACCGAGTTCGATACCGAGAACCTACTGCGGATGGATTCAACGCAACAGATCACCGTCATCAAGGAAGCGATCGGCGCCGGCGTGATGGCGCCGAACGAGGGACGCGCGAGACTCGACCTCAAGCCGGTCGCTGGCGGTGACCTGCCGTATATGCAGCAACAGAACTACAGTCTTGAGGCATTGGCCAAGCGCGATGCGCAGGCCGATCCGTTCGCTCCGAACACGCCACCGCCCGCGCCGCCGTCGCCTACACAACCGGCGGGCGACGAGCCAATCGACCAGTTAAATGCCGCTATGCTCACGATCGAATTGAGGGATGCATTCTGCGCGCTCAAGATCGATTACAAAAAACGTAATTACGAGATTGCCGAAACCTATCGCGCTGGCGGCGTCACGATGGCCAAGCTCGGTTGCGAATACAATTTGTCTACAACTCGAATTCAACAAATTATCAAAAAAGCTGAAACGGACGATTACTGGGATGATTGGGCTTTTTTGGCGGAAGCAAACGACAGAGGTCCGAAATGGATCGAACCCAGATAGCCATGCTCGCCAAAGGTCTTGTGCCTTTTGTGCGCGAAGTCATGGCAGAGAGTCTTGCGCCGCTCATTGCGCGGATCGCAGCAATCGAGACGAAAGGAATCGACAATGCCATTCCACAAAAAGCCGAACCCGGTCCGCGTGGCGAGCCCGGCGAAATTGGGCCGCAAGGCGAAAGAGGAGTTGAAGGCGCCCAAGGGCAGCAAGGTGAAAGAGGCGAGCCAGGGCAGCCGGGCGAGCCGGGCGAGCGCGGCCGGCAAGGCACGGGCATAGCTGGAGCAGCGATCAACCGCGAAGGCGAACTGATGCTGACCTTGAGCGATGGCGTGGTGCTGACGCCGGGCCGGGTCGATGGGCGCGACGGATTGTCGATCGAGGACATCGCACTCGAATACGACGGCGAGCGCACCGTCACGCTGGTATTCGCGCGCGGGGCGATCCGCAAGGAACTGTCGTTTCAGTGGCCGGGACAGCTCTACCGCGGCGTGTTCGATGCCGGACGGAGTTACGCGCGCGGTGATACCGTAACGCTACATGGCTCAATGTATCACTGCAACTCGGCGACATTGGCACACCCCGGCGACGGCTCGGATGACTGGACACTGTGCGTCAAGCATGGCCGTGATGGCCGCAGCGGCCGCGATGGTGACAAGGGCGAACGCAGCGCGAGGGTTGCATGAACGACCAGTCGCACATGCTGCGGGCGCTCGCCGGCAAGGGTCGTGCAGGCGAGGTCGCCGTCTGGGACGACGGCCGAACACTTGCCGGCAGCGAGGATCTGCGCGTTGACGGAA